CTTTTGATATCGGTGTGAACGAGCGGATGACAAAACAGGAATTGGCACAGGCAATGTCATTTCTGGATGACAAATTCCATTTTATTGAGGCAGAGGAGACAATACCAACGATTGATTGGCTGTTAAACAAGGCTAGAGCGGCCTGTGTGCGGCATGGCATCAATGGGCTGGTGGTTGACCCATACAACGAGATTGATAGCACCAGAGATGGAAATAAGCGGGAAGATGAGCATATTCGTGATCTAATATCCAAGTGTAAGCAGTTTTGCCGCTCACATAACGTCACAATGTGGCTTGTTGCTCATCCAGCAAAAATGCAAAGGGGGAGTGACGGATCATATCCACCACCAAGCCTGTACGATGTGAGTGGGTCAGCGCATTGGAATAACATGGCTGACGTTGGCATGGTGGTTCACAGGGATTTTGAGGCTGATCAGACGCGGGTGATTATTCGCAAGATCAGGGAACAAGGGCTTTATGGGTCGATAGGTGAGGCGTTTTTCAAATACAGTTTAGCTCGGCACGTTTATGAACCAGAGGTAATACAGCAAGAGCCAGTGAGCTTTTATGGAGATAATGATGTCTGATGGTTTCACGACAGCCCCAGATATTAAGGGGCATGAGCATATTGTTGAGTGGTTTAAGAAACACAGAGATTCAAGAGATATTTTGCCAGAACAATATGTGGTTGCAAATGACAGTTATTATGCAAACTACAAAACGCACCACAAAAAGGGGTCAAAAATTAACGAATCCATCAATGAGGAATATATACCAGTTGTTGGGGGGCTTGTAGAGGCAAGCAAAGTCGGGCGTGATGAGCCAGATGTTTTTTATAAGATGTTAGTCAAGGACACCGACAAGTTTGGAAGCGCATTTCATGGCAACACACATGACATTAGTTGTGAGATGTTGTTTGTACGCACTGACAAGAAGCAGTTGTATAAGCGTGTTTTCAAGGTAAAATTAAAGGTGGAAAGTGAGGTTTATGATCTGTTTCATTTCATTGGGAGGCACAAACCAGAGCCAGAGAAACAGTCAAATGCCAAGCTGTTTGTCATGGCATCAAAAAAATTACCTTATGAGCCAAGGCATAGTTTTGAATTGATCAAGATACGCCAGAGGGCAGAGAGGGTATCAAAAAAGGTATATGATCGTGTTCAGGCGATCAAAAAAGCCACGCCGCGCTGGGCTGATATGTTCAAAATCAGTGCTATTTACAGCGAAATGACAAGGCGAAACAAGGCTGATGGCAAAAACTCATGGCACGTTGATCACATATTCCCAATCAAATATCGAAGCAAGTGCGGTATTGAGGGGTCGGGGTTGCACATACATCAGAATCTAAAGATTGTCTCGCGACAGTATAATTTGAAAAAGTCTAATAATTTTGTCGGAGACTAAATGGATTTACAGATTTGTATTGCATGAAGAGATCGAAAAGTACGAGGCGATGGGATATAGATTCGCAAGTTACATAGGCGGTCATCATGGTCAGTACAGTGTCATAATGGAGAGGGTTGATGATAATTCACGGCGACTGCCTGATAGAAATGCAAAGGCTCATTGATGAGGGCGTGAAGGTGGATGCCGTTGTCACTGACCCACCATATCACCTGACATCAATCACGGAGCGGTTTGGCAAAGAAGGCTCTGCACCAGCCCAGCATGGCACGGACGGTGCGTTTACAAGGGCATCACGGGGGTTCATGGGTAAGGAATGGGATGGGGGTGATATAGCGTTCCGCGCAGAGACATGGGCTTTGTGTTTTGAGTTATTGAAAGCAGGGGGGCATTTACTGGCGTTCTCTGGTAGCCGCACATATCACCGCATGGCTGTCGCAATAGAGGATGCAGGGTTTGAGATTCGTGATCAGATCATGTGGATATATGGCTCTGGCTTCCCCAAAAGCCTGAACATTGGCAAGAAGATTGAAGGCTTGGAAGGCTGGGGAACAGCATTGAAGCCAGCCCATGAGCCTATAGTGCTTGCAAGAAAGCCGATAGCAGAGAAATCCATAGCAGATAACGTGGTCAAGCATGATACAGGGGCAATAAATATTGATGGGTGTAGAATAGAAACAAATGAACAGATAACAAATCACTCAAGAAGCGCGACATCTTCTTTGAGCAAGGGTGTTTATGGGGATAGCAAAAAACAATCGACACATCAAAAAGATGGACAAGAATTAGGCAGATTTCCAGCAAACGTAATACACGATGGCTTACAAGAGGAGTGGGCTAGATATTTTTATTGCCCCAAGACATCAACGGCAGAGCGTGAGGAAAGTGTCACCCAGCATGGTCAGGATAGAAGCAACACTCACCCAACTGTCAAACCAGTAGAGCTAATGCGATATTTATGTAGACTTATCACACCAAAGGGGGGAACAGTGCTTGATCCATTCATGGGTAGTGGGTCAACAGGTCTGGCGGCAAAGGCAGAAGGACTAGAGTTTATTGGCGTAGAACGTGAGCAAGAATACTTTGATATAGCCACAGACAGAATAAACAAGACATGGGTACAGCCAAATATGTTCTGATACACCACAACACATAGTGCTAATAAAGGCTAGACAACACAAAATATTGTAGGTAAATTCACTATGTGAGCCGTGTCCCATTCGGCTCTTGACTCCGTACTTAATGGTTTGGTCGCCTACAGTACAAATGGATTGGGGCTGGGCTTATGGTTCAGTCCCTTTCTTTTTGCGCTAGAGTGATATACAGTGCGAATTATCTTATAATTTTCGTGGTATCATTAAAAAGATGACAGAGAAAATCAAAAGACCAAGGGGCAGACCCCCAAAACCCAAGGGCAAACAGCCCCCAAAACAGCCAGTGGGCAGGCCAAAGGCAGACATTGACCTTGAACAGCTAGAGAATCTGAGTGCGCTAAACTGCACTATGCCAGAGCTTGCGGCATATTTTAAGGTTCCGTTACGCACACTAGAGGACAGGTACACCAATGATCCCAAGGTTAGAGCCTGTATAGACCAAGGCAGGGAGTTAGGGCGGCTCTCAGTGCGGCGTAAGCAGATGCAGTTAATGGAAGAGCATAACAACCCCACGATGGCTATATGGCTTGGCAAACAGCTATTGGGTCAGCGGGAGAAGCATGATGTCGTCACAGAAGATCGTGGTGACAGTGCTTTGAGTGAAGCGTTTTCTATTCTGAATGATATGGTTAAGAACAAGGAAAGCTGATGTCACCAGATGGTTTGAGCAATGCTATCCCGCCAGATCAGCTAGAAAAGCTCAAGAAGCTAACCGCGACATTTGCAGATGAGGAAGCGCACGCCTTTGCTGGTCGGGTAAGGTGGGCATCAACAGCAAGACAGAAACAGAAAGCCCCAGATGGAGATTGGTCTATATGGCTAATACTGGCAGGGCGTGGATGGGGTAAGACAAGGACAGGGGCAGAGGATATTGTATCGTATGCTATGGCAACCCCAGATATGCGGTGCGGCGTTGTAGCCCCCACACAGGGCGATTTAAGGCGGGTATGCTTTGAGGGATCAAGCGGTTTGCTATCTTGTATCCCCAAGGAGTGTTTATGGACAGGCGAGGGCAGTGCATATAACCGCACAGCAATGGAAATAAAGCTCTGGAATGGGTCAATTATACAGGGCTATGCCGCGATAGAGCCTGACAGATTGCGTGGCTCACAGTTTCACAGGGTGTGGGCGGATGAGTTAGCGGCTTGGCGATACCCAGATGCGTATGACCAGATGATGTTCGGGCTAAGATTAGGCCAAAAACCACAGGTAATCATCACAACAACCCCAAGACCAACAGAGATAATCACCAATTTTGTCAAGCGTGAGGGTAATGATGTCTATATCACGCGGGGTAATACGTTTGAGAATGACAAAAACCTAGCTGAGAGTGCGCTTAAACAGCTTGAGGATAGATATGCTGGCACAAGATTAGGGCGTCAGGAGCTTTATGCAGAGCTATTAGATGACATTCAGGGTGCGTTGTGGTCGTACAGGGGCATTGAAAAAAGCAGGATTCGCCATGATGAGTTGCCAGAACAGTCAAGGATTGTGGTCGCAATAGACCCAGCGGTCACAAATACAGAGGAATCTGATGAGACAGGGATAATTGTGGCTGGCAAAGGTCTAGATAATCGGTTCTATGTTATTGATGATGTTTCTGATAGGATGAGTCCTGATGGCTGGGGTCGATTAGCTGTTGATATGTTTTACAAGTATCAGGCTGATCGTATTGTAGCAGAGGTGAATAACGGCGGTGACTTAGTTGAGGGGCTTTTACGCAATATAGATAACGCGGTTCCCTACACGCCTGTAAGAGCGTCAAGGGGCAAACTAGTAAGGGCAGAGCCTATAGCGGCGTTGTACGAGCAAGAGAAGGTTTCTCATGTGGGCATGTTCAAAGAATTAGAGGATCAGCTATGTTCGTATTCGGCAAGTAGTGCCAAATCACCTGATCGACTTGATGCTCTAGTCTGGGCATTGACTGAACTGAGCCAGTCTAGCGGGACTGCAATATGGAGAATAAGCTAATGGCTGGCATCAAGGACTTTTTTACATTCCTACAACCTAAAGCACCAGAGACAA